TTACCCAACGTATTTTTTTATTCCGTTTTCTTTTTTGTGATTTATATAAAGCATTCCTATAACCACAACCCAAAAAAGTGCTCCAAAAATATAAATTAAAGTATATGGTAGTAGATTAAATAAGTTTAAAAATCCACACACAAATAAGAGTGTAACAGATACAAATTTTATATAATCTAATTGATTTCTGTGTGTTTTCTTTAGAAAATGAGAAGTGTACATAATATGTAAACTACAAAACAATATATAGGAAATCGTTTTAACTGATCCTATTTCGTACACATTAAATTCTTTCAATAAATTGATTCCGAATATTATCAAGAATATAAGCCCAACTACTTTGAGAATTTGGTCAAACTTTTCTTCAATGAATGAGCTTTTTGTTAGAAGAAATATGATAGATATAATAAAAGTTAATTTATAAAAAATATGAATTAGGTTGTTATAATTCTCAGTTAGTAGATCAGTTTTTAAGAAAATAAATCCAATTAAACTGCTTGTTAATCCTATTGTGATTCCGTACTTAAATAATTTGTCCTTCATTGTAGTTTCGTTTTTGTTTATATGTTGGGTAACTTGTATATATGCGAAACAAAGCTTCGCAAAGCATACCTGATTTGGGTGGATAGGCGAAGTTTTGTTTCGTTTTAACAATATCAAATTTATCTTTTTTTAAATTAAAAAATATTTGAGGTAGATCAAACTTTTCTCAAATATAATCTAAAACTTACAACTTACACCTCGAAGTTATTAACATTTAAATACTTAACTCAAAGTTTACATAGCGTTTAGACCAAGACGAGTAATACAGTTAGTGCAATGCCTTTTTGGGATTTATATTTAATCTTTTTTTTAAAATAAAAAATAAATTATCCGCTTTTAATTGATTCTTTAATTCACAATCAATGCAATAGACAATGGTATTTATTCAAAAGAAATAAAAATAATTGTTTATGATCATCAAAAACTATTTTTACTATCTGGTAAATTCTTATTTGGTTTGTATATATTTGTAAAAAGAAATACCCGCCATTAAGACGGGTATAGAGTTGGAACTATTTTTTTGTTTTTTTCTTCGCTTGCACAATAAAGTAATATGTGCGGATAACGTTAAAAACAGTTAAAGAAATAGTTAACCAATCTTTGGGATTTCCTAGGTCCATAAGAATTGAATTTAATTAAGCCATAGTCTCAAGCTGTGGCTTTGTTATTTCTGATTACAAAGATTATCTTTTATATTGGTTATAAATAGTTTAACTTATCCACAATCAGCAACTTTTTTTAACATCCATGAAAAAAAAGTGAGTTATATGTTAAATTATAAAGGACTAGAAATTAAGTGTTTTAAACTTCAGAAGAATGATTAAATCAAAAACCATTAAGGATTTAAAAATCAAGTAATATGAAAATTTGTTTTTCTTTCGAATTATTTTTGAACGCCTTTAGCCACTTTTTCATGTTCTAAGTTCCCGTATTTACTAAGTCGTCCAGCTAAAGCTACGTTGGCAAACTGATAAACTGAAAGATAAGTTTCGTGATTCAAAGAATAGGTTTGACAACAAATATCCCACTTGTCATATTTTAGTAAATCAACTTGGATATTATATATTCTAAAAGAATATAAATTATTACATTTGTTTCATAATGATACCAAAAGAAACAAAAAACAATATGCCTACTACCGCCATTACCTCACGAATAATCGAAACCAAATTAATTTTATGGAATGATTTAAAGTTCATCCAGCAGGACAACTTCAAAGAATGGGTCAATAACGGCGATAAAAAACTGTTAGAATCCATTTTAAAATATCAGTTTATCGATCCATTTAAGGTTTGGAAGCATGAAGGGGTTAATTATTGCTTAGACGGTAAACATCGTTTTCTTGATTTAAAGAAAGTTTTAGAATCAGGCCATGAAGTTCCGGATATGCTTCCAGCCACATTTATTGATTGCAGCAGTTTGAAAGAAGCTGCGGAACTGGTACTTGTTTACTCTTCAAACTATGCTAAAATTACCCAGCAGGGACTGCTTGATTTTGTGCAAAACTTTGATCTAGATTTCCCTGACTTAAAAAACATGATGAACATTCCGGAGTTTGACAATATTGCTTTTGAGGGAATGTTAAACAGTAATGAAAGTTCAAACGAGCCTATCATTCCATCATCATTGAAAGACAGTTTTATATTTCCTCCATTCTCAATTTTAGATACACGGTCTGGAGTATGGCAAGAACGAAAACGAAAGTGGATCGCTCTTGGGTTTAATTCTCAAGAAACTAGAGAAGATGTAGAATTGATTGCAAAGAGTGGCCAGTCAACAGCAATTTATGAATTACGCAATAAGATGCGCGATACATTAGGTCGTGAGCCATCATGGGACGAAATCATAGATTATGCTAAGCAAAAAGGAATGCATGTGTACGAGGGTGCCAGTATTTTTGATCCTGTCTTATGCGAGCTTTTGTACAAGTGGTTTTGTACTAATGGAGGTTCTGTGTTAGATCCTTTTGCAGGAGGCTCAGTTCGCGGTGTGGTTGCCGGAATACTCGGGTATCCCTACAATGGCATTGATTTAAGATTGGACCAAGTAGAAGCCAATAGAAAGCAAGCCGCCTTATTAAACATTGAAGATGTAAATTGGTATGCTGGCGATAGCAATGAAGTTCTGGATGAAGTAGAATTCAAAGAAGTTGATTTTGTAATGAGCTGCCCACCTTATGCAGACCTTGAGAAATATAGCGATGACCCAAAGGATTTATCTAATATGGATTATGCTGATTTCAAAGAGGTTTATTTTTCAATCATTAAGAAATCAGTAGCACAATTGAAAGAAGATCGCTTTGCGTGCTTTGTCGTGGGTGATGTTCGCGACAAAAAAGGATTCTACTACAACTTTGTTAGCGATACAATTCAAGCCTTTAAAGACGCTGGAATGGAATACTACAATGAAATCATTTTGGTAAACGTAGTGGGATCGCTTGCCGTTCGTGTAAGGCGTCAATTCAATGGCGGGCGTAAAGTGGGCAAGATGCATCAAAATGTGTTGGTTTTCTACAAAGGAAACCCCAAAAAAATAAAGGAGAATTACCCTGAGTTAAATTTAGGAGAAGACTTTGAAGAGTTGAATAATCAACCCAATATTGCTCTGTAATAATAAAACAAGCAAGAAATGTATTTACTAGAGAACATTAAAAAAGGAGCAGATTTCACTTATATCATTGAAGATCGAGGTAAGGCAATAGAAATTAAAACCAAAGTATTTGCAATAGTTGGAAATAGAGTTTTACTGTTAGATGGGCACACTGTTTACGCTTTTTAGAATTAAGATAAATTAAGGTTTTTATAATGGTGGCTTCGGCCACCGTACGAGTTTGAATATAGTTTTGTTTATTTTTATGCCATTAAAACAAAACAAAGAAAAGAAATGGCAGAAAGTAACTATCAAATACTAATTGAAATGAGAGAGACTATTGTCGATTACTTACAAGAAGAAAAGACCATAAATGAAAAAGCATTAGCTGCTTACGAACCTAAACCTATTGCTGAACAGGATCAGGAAATACGAATTCTAAGAGAAAAGGAAGCGATTAAACTAAGGGATAGAATTACAGAACTAAGTAGACATATTGCGGTAATAAAACGAATGTTCCCAACTAATTCATAACATCATGCCAGGTGAAAGATCAACGAAATTAGAGACTGAGAAAAGAGTATTCACCATTCAAGGCTGGATTATTAATGGCGTTCAAGATTATTTGATTTTAAAAAACATAGAGCAAGAATGGGGAGTAGGACGTCGCCAGTCTAAAAATCTACTTCAAAAAGCGTACAAGATTTGGCATGAGGACCAGGAAGCAACCATTGAACAAAAAAGAGCGTTAAGGATTGCGGAACTTAAACAGAACATTCGTTCTATGAAAGATCAGTACAAAGGAACACCACAAGGAATGACCGCTGTAAACCAAATTCAAAAAGAAATTAATAAGCTGGAAGGTATTTATCCCGTACACAGGGTAATGATTCAGGGCGATAAAGACAATCCCATTGCAGTTACTGATAGTTCAGACTTAGACTCTATAAACGACCGAATTGCGAAGTTAGTTGCTAAAGCTACTCAAGTTCAATAAACCTAATTTTTTAAATTAAAAAGAATATAATTTATTCTTAATGAATATAAATTATTACTTTTGATGAAGCAAAAAGCCTTTCAGTTAATGACTGGCTTTTTTCACAATCATTGATAAAATAAAAGTCATTCATGAGGATAAGACCTCACATTGAACCATTCGGGTTGGAAAGGCTCGTCAAATCATTAAGTGATACGTGCGTTATTGGGATTTTGTCGGGTACATAATCATTGGAACGTAGACAATCTGAGTCGTGTAGCGTTAAGCTGATTTTGGTTTATAACATTTTCCAAATACGCTTTATAAAAAATCAGATGTGATTGACTTTTATTTTTTAACACAAAACTAATTATGGTAGAAATTGTAAACAATCGTGTTTTTGTAGATGGAGTGCAGACTATTGATCCTGTATTAATTGGATACGCAATTTTAGACTATGCCGAGGGAATAGAAAAAGAAGGAATGAAAATAGTTCTTATCGATCAGGATGTTTTTGTAGAATCATTAATTACTCAAGTATAATGGCCAGACAAACCAAATTTATAAAAGAAAGTACACAATCAAATCATAGGGTATCAAAGTATACGGGTGTTCGCTGGAATAGAGACTACTCTAAATGGGTGGCAACTGTTGTAAGCAACAAAGTATCTTACTTATGTGGAATGTTTGATTGTGATCGTACAGCTGCTAAATCAAGAGATATGAAGATAATTTCTTTGAATCTTAAAAAGCCTTTACAAATTTTAAAACAGACAAGATGAATACCCTACAATCAATAAAAAGGAAACTGTTGATTCGCTTTCAATACTTAGTTAGAAAACGCAATCAAAAAAAGTTAGTGGAATCCATCATTGCAAGACACAACCTAAAAGACCCAATTGAGCAGCAAAATATCATTGATCAGTTTTTATTGATACAAAATAATAAACGTGCTTTTGGACGTAAAACCAAAGATGCAATCAGGGATAAAGTCAGGTTTATGATTTATTATAAATTAATTAAAGTTATATAGCCATTGCTTACGGAAGCTGAAATACTAGAACTAGATACTCTTTTGAAAGAAAGAGACATTCATATTTTACGTAATAAGCTTAACGACGAAACCACAGAGCAAAATCCAAACTACAAGCTCTTACAAAAAGCAATTAAAGAACAGAAGTACGAAGAAGTTGACGGACAAATGGAGTTGGTTTCGGGTTACAGAGGAGCTGGATTAGAAGGCTCTTCTCGTTCTGGTAAAACATGGTCCGGTGTGGACATTATTATTTGGTTATGCCTTTTTTATGAACCTAACGGCTGTACCATCAATATTTATCGTGAAACGTACAACGAATTCAAAACTACCTTGTACGATGATTTCAAACGTAGGTTAGATGATTTTGGACTACATAATAAATTCCACGATGCCGAAGAAGTAAAAACCTTTAAAATTGGCAAATCAAAAATATATTTTATTGGAGACGGTAAACACGGTGGGGGTTGTGACTATGCTTTTTTTAATGAAGTTATGTTCATTAAAAAATCAGTTTTTGACCAGGTAAAAATGCGTTGTCGTAAATTTTGGTGGGCTGACTATAACCCATCATTTACGGATCATTGGTTTTTTGATAATGCTTTAGGACGTCCAGATGTTGCTTTTCTGAGAACCACATTTCACGATAATAAATTTATCTCTCCACAAGAAAGACACGAGATAACAATAACCGAACCATACAAACCAGGCTCTTATATTGTAAAAGAGAATGTGATCATGTGTTATTGCAAAGAGACTGGAAAAGTAGAGCCAATAAGCAAAACCAATCAACCACCACCGCACCCAACCAATATAACTAATGGAACTGCAGACGAGGATTATTGGAAGATTTACGGCCTTGGATTGCGTGGTGCGATGAAAGGCTTAATATTTCCTAATGTGTTTTGGTTGGATACGTTCCCTGAAGATAAGGCGGTTATTTTCCCGAATGACTTTGGTTTTACAACAGATCCAAATACACTGGTAAAATACGCTGAAGATGAATATAATATTTGGATAGAGCCATTATCGTATGAACCAATAGAGAACCCATCCGCATTGGCGGGATTGTTAGAAAGTTTAGGGATTGATAAAGCAAAAGACATCATCCCTTGTGATTCAGCTGATAAATACACCGGAGAAAACAAGGGTACAGTTGAAATGGTCCGCGGTTTAAAGAACGAAGGTTTTATACATGCTTACAAAATAAGTAAAACAAAATCAGTAATGTTCTGGCTTACTTCGATGAAGAAAAAGAAGATTCACATCATAAAAAATCATTTGTATAAGCAAGCTTTAAAAGAGCAGCAGAATTATAAAATGAAAGAGATTGCGGGAATATCAATAAACCAGCCTATTGATAAATGGAACCATATTTGGGATGCGGCGCGTTATGGCCATATCGCTCATAATGGCCAAGGAGTCACAGTATTCAGAATGACCGACGAGCAAAGCAGAAAACTAAACTATTAATACAGTACAACAATGGAAGAAATACTAGCATTATTGCAGTCAGACCCACAAAAAGCAATTGAATTAATCAAGGCTCAAAGTACCAAAGAACTTAGCGCTATTGAAAACTATGTAAAAGAATACAAAGACTTTGACCGCAACCAGCGAGATCAGCAAATTGAAGCAATCCAGAAAGACAAGACAATTGAAGGCGGTAAGACTTCAAAAATGGTCAAGATATACATTAATCACGCTCAAAATATAGTCGAGACTTTAGCTGCTTTTGTGATCGGAAAACCAATAACACTGATCCCTTCGGAAGATAATGATTTGGCTAAACTGGTAAAGCAAATTTGGCGTGTGAACCGTATTGATTCTAAATTACTAGAAGCTACAATTATCAAGTTTTCACAGACACAAGTAGCAATGCAATTCTATATTTCAGACGCTGGAGAAACTTCACTATTGAACAAGGTGCTTTCTTTTTTAGGATTAAAAACAGCAGTTAAAGAAATAAAGTCTAAGGTTCTTGATAATACTAAAGGAACCATGACCCCTTATTTTGACGCATCCGGAGATATGTTGTTTTTCATGTGGGGATACAAAGCTAAAGAAGGGGACAAGCAGGTAAGTAATATTCAAATTTGGGATGAAACTAACATGTTTCACTTCAAAGATGACGTTTTGTTTGGAAAAGTTTTAGCTCATGGATTTGATAGAATACCAATTGTTTATGATAGTCAAGAGGAACCACTGTGGTACACGGTAAAATCACCGATAGACCGCCACGAAGTAGCTTTATCAAAACTAGGGGACGCTAATGACTATTCAGGGCATCCCATTTTAGTTACCGAAGGCGAAGTAAAGAATATGCCATTAAAAGAAGAAAGTGGAAAGCATTTTAATGTACCAATTACTTTAGGAGGCGAAGATGGAAAAACAGTAATCAAAGGTGATGTTCGTTTTCTTGAAGCTACTACGGCTCCGGAAAGCAACAAACTAGAATTAGATAGATTAGAAGATGTAATTGCTTACGGTTCCGGAGTACCCAACTTATCATTTGAGAAGCTAAAATCATTGGGTAATGTGGCTGAAAAAACAGTTAAGCTAATGTTCTTGGCCACTGATATAAAAGCGTCTTTAAAACAATCAACAACAAGAACATTTATAGAACGATGCTTAAATATTATAGTATCTGGAGTAGTAAAAACAACTAATACAGGAATGGCGGCCGATGGTAAAGGATTATATTATGATATTCAATTCAATTCTATTTTGCCATCTGATATTGCTGAAACCGTGACCTATCTTTCAACTGCTGTTGCTGGTAAATTTGTGAGCCAAAAAACAGCTATTGGAGTAATTGATTTGGTAGATGATCATGAAGAAGAAATCAAACAAATTGAGCTAGAAAATAAAGTGGTTGTAGTTCCACCAGTAATATAAATAATAACTAAAATAGTAAAATGGATAAAGCAGAAATCATCGGAAAAGTATATTTCAAAAGTGAAGTAGAGCGTATTGGAGCAAATCAGATGCAAAAACAAATTGTAGTTGTGGAAACAGACTCTCAATATCCGCAAAAACTACCCATTGAATTCATCAAGGAGAAAGTATATCTATTGAATAAGCTTCAAATAGGTCAGCAAGTGAAAGTGAGTGTGAATGTTCGTGGAAATGAGTACAAAGACAAAAACCAAATAACACGCTTTGGATTGAGTTTCCAAGGATGGAAAATTGATTAAATATGAAATAGTCAACAACAACCAAAGCAGGTAAAAATATCATTTGGTGCTACTTAGGGAATTACTGCTTATAACCGTACAGTGAATAATAGTATCTGTACGGTTTTTTTATGCCTTATAAACTTTTTATTTAGATTTATTATAAATAGAACATATTTTGTTACATTTGTTATCTCACAACAATCAACAATTTAAAACATTTGATTATGGCAGTAAAACCAGAAATTATTAAGGCACGACTTAAGGTGTTATTTCCTAAGGCGAACTTATCTCAAAAAAGGCTAGACGTTTACACGGCTAAACTTGCACCAAAGCCAGCTGATGATGCTGATGAAGCGACTATTGATGCTATAATTAACGATTACAATGATGTAATTGATTTTGTAGCAGTAGCACAAGAGGACGACAGAACAAGAACTCTTGAAGCTGATAAAAAGAAAGCTGAAGACTTAGCAAAAAACAAAGGTGGTAAAAAAGAAGAGGACGATGAAGAAGAAGATCCAACTGAAGGAATGACAGCATTCGAAAAAAGAATGCTAAAAAGCTTTGGTGATTTGAAATCAGATATTGACTCAATAAAAACTGGGAATGTTACTCAAACTAAAAAACAATCTGCCTTGCAGTCTTTTGAAAAATCGGATGTCCTAAAAGGACTAAAACCGGAATTAAAAGATCGTTGGGTAAATAGAATTGATGTTAATTCTGAAACTCCTATCGAGGATCAAATCAAAGAATTAGAATCTGAATATTCTGATTTAGTTCAAGTAAGTGCTGATAACAATGTTTATGGTGGTGCAGCTGGTGGAGGTTCTAGCAATCAAAAACCAGACGAGACTATTGTTAATGAAATTGTAGATAACCTAAACATTTAAAAACATGTCAACAACAGCAGACTTAATCACACAAGGTTCTAGCTATGATACGGGAAACGATTCTATCGTTATTGTAAAAGTGCTAGAAGCCATTCCAGGAGGGAAAACTCTTGATGTAACAGGATTTACTCCCGATGTAATTCCAGCGGGTCACTTGTTAATTGAAGAGACAGCAACAGGAGTTGTAAAACCAATGCCAATTTCCGGTGCTAATTACGGAGCATTACCTGCCTCTCATACTTACAAAGGAGTTTTGATATCAACTATTTTAAAATCAAAACCATTTGCAGGAATTATGGTAAGGGGAACAGTAAACAAAAATGCTTCATTCTACGGAATTGCATCAGTATTAACCGCAGTGAAAACAGCTTTGCCGCTGATTCGTTTCACTCAAGACTAATTAGATCATGAAAGAATCATTATTCGTAAAATACACCTCATGGCTAAGTGCCATTATATTAGGTGTGGTAACAAAGATTAATGGAGGTAAGACTGAACTATCTTATTTACATAAATCAATGCTTACAGAGGAATTGTCAATAGATCTGAAATGGTCTACTTTGACGATAAACAGTACAATCGTAGCAGCTGATATAGTGGCAATGGACTCTCCATTGGCATTGAAAAAGCGTGATGCCATTGGTACAGCAAACGGAGAAATTACCAAATTAGGTATGAAAAAGAAATTGACTGAAAAACAACTTTCTGACATTGATACTTTGGTAGCTAAAAAAGTAGAAAACAGAGTAATCATAGAAAAAATATTCAATGATGCAGTTTCCTGTACAATGGGTATCTATGAAAAAATAGAATTTGTTTTTTTATACGGACTATCAAGAGGATTAGCCTTAATTGAAGATGATACTAATGTAGGTACAGGTGTTCGTATTGATTACGGTTATCCTGATGCTAACAAATTTGGAGTTGTAACGCCTTGGTCAATCGCTACTGCAAAACCGTTAGATGATATACAAAGAGTTATAAAAGAAGCCAGATCAAAAGGTGTTGCATTGAAGTTCATGATGATGGACCAAAACACTTTTGATAATATGGCTGCCAATGATCAAGTACGTCAATATTTTGCTTTCTCTCAAAACTTCGTAGGATCTAGCGTACCAGTTCCAGACCAGGAGCAAGTAAACACGATGCTTCAAAAACGTTACAAATTGACAATAGTAATTGTTGATAGAACTGTAATTACTGAGCGTGATGGAAAAAGAACTGTTCAGACTCCTTGGGCTGAAAACAAAGTTATTTTCTTAGAAACTCAAAAAGTAGGACGTTTAGTTTATGGTATTTTAGCTGAGGAAACAAGACAGTCAAAATCGGCTACGTATGCTAAAGCAGGAACATATATTCTATTGAAAAAATGGTCTGAAGAAGAGCCTTTCTCTGAGCACACTTCTTCTCAAGCATTAGCAATTCCTGTTATTGATGCAGTAGATAGTATTTATTTGTTAGATTGTGAAGAAGCAACTGCTTCATTAGATACTCAGACAGAGGGCGATGCTGTTTACTCATACAAAACAGTTTCTTACACTAAACCATCTGTTATTTCTGCAATCAATGCTGCTTACGAAGCTACTAAAGCGAAAGCAAATAATACAGATGCTACTTTAGCTAAGTATATCGATGAAATGTCAGACGAGCAAGTATTAGTATTCGAAGCTAACATTGTAGAGTCAGTATAATATGTACAACGAACAAAGCATAGAAACAATTTCAAACCGAATTGGTTGGGGTAAACCACAAGTAGATAGCTTCGCTCTAGTATTAGACGAGGCCATCGAAAATGGCACAAGTAAACGCACTTTTCAGTCGTTCCACCAATTAGTAACTGTAGAAAATGTTTTGGCCGCTGTTCCTGATTCTGCTATTTCTGAGACAGACTTTAATGCTAAATTATCTGAAATTAGAGACAATGCCGTTAGATCGGTTTTGACTTTAATAATTGATCTGAATCCAAATAGTATTTTGGATTCAGATTATTCACAAATAATCATTGCTAATCCGGTTTTATTTGAAGATGCTGTAGGTTACAAAGTAGCAATAAGTGTATTAGAGCTATTTATATCAACAGAGAGGTTAAATACAACTGAAAGATCAGCTCAAATGGCTATCTCTAGTTTAAAATTAGAAATAGAAGGATGGAAAAATGAATCTGGAATTACGGTAGCTAATGGATTAGGTCAAAAGTTAAACAAAGCTATTACAATGGCTTCACATAAATTATTCCCCATTACTGCAACCGTTCAAAGCGGTAAATCTTGGTAAACTATGAACTACAATAACTATCCAAATATAGGAATCGACAACAAAATTAAAATCATGCAAGATGTATTGTTTCAACATCTTGGTTTTTCTAATGTAGATTTTTATGGTAGAGTTCAGAAAGTAACATCCAAAGATGATAAAGGCCTTTATCCACAGGTTTACATTTCAAATACCGAAAGAAAAGAGGTCTTATACGATGATAGAAATGCGCCAGGGGGGAATGTTTTTTTTGTAGATAATGACGAGCACACAACAACCGATGGCAAGCGCTTTACTGCAAAAGTAAAAGTGGTTTTTATGCTCAATCTGAATAAGGTATCATCTGTAAAAAACTACAGAGCCGACTCTGAAATTCAGCAAAAAGCAATTGAACTCCTTATGAAGTTAAAAGCGATTGAAATCACATCGATTGAAAAAGGAATTGAGAACGTATTATCAGAATTCAATACTGAAAGGATAAAGAAAAATGATCTACAACCGTATCATACTTTTTCAATAAATGGAAACTTATATTATTAATTAAAAATTTAAGATCATGCCAATATTAGTAGAATCAAATAAAGCTACTGCTACTGCAAGAAATACAGGTGCCAACGGTCAAGTGTTGGAAGGTCCAGTAATTAAGTACGCATTAGCTACAACAGAACAGGAATTTGCAACGGTAGCAGCTGCAAAAGCATTAACAAATTGGAAAGCTGATGTAGCCTTAAAAAAAATAATTCCATTCTTTGAATTGGAAGAATTAGCAATCGGAGATACAGCCGACACTAAGTTTGAAGGAAACAAAAGCTACACTACAGCATTTGGTGAGAAAATCAGAACATTCAACATGATGATTGGTTTACCATCTCACAATGCAGTTCTTTCATACAACGGTAAAACGATGCGCCTTTACGAATTTACAGACAAGCAAGAAATCAAAGCTATTTCTGCTGATGGTGTAAAAGTAAAAGGGCAATTGGTAACTATTGAAGTTGGTAAACGTATCGATGCATTAAAAGACAAACCAGCCTATACTCCTGTAATTTTGAAATACAAAGATTTCAGAGAGTTTGAAAACGACGGCCACATTTTAAAGCCAGAATGGTCTCCAGTTGTTGAGGTAAAAGGTATTATTGATGCTGAGATTCAAGTTGTTTCTATTTCAGGAACTTCGGTTAAGTTCAAAGTTCTTGAAAACGACACTAAAGATCCTATCACTTCATTAGAAGATGGAGACATTTTATACAAGACCGCAGCTGGAGTAGCTATTACGCATTCATTCATTATTGCAGATGCAAATGGTGTATATGAATTAACCGGTACTGGTTTTGTAGCTGGTGATGTGTTGAGTGGTAACGGAGTATTAGCTAAGGTAGAAGACTCTTACGAGGTTCTAGCTGAAGTAGCAACAGTATAAGGCTATGCCAAAAGCAAGCTACAACGGAATTACATTCCGTGAAAACTACGATAGCACTTTTGAAGTGTTCAAAGCTGAATTTGAGAATACACATGTATTTAAGAAATTCCCAGAGAAAGAAAGATTGGTAAAACTAAAAGAAGCATTTAAAATAGCGACATCTGGAGTTTCAGATATCAAAGTAAAGGATGCAAAAGTAGTTTCCAAATAAAAATAAAATAGAATCATCTTATTGTAAAAGAGGCTAAAATCACATGATGGTTTAGCCTCTTTTTTTTATAAAACACATGGCAAACTTCCAGCAACAGATAGAAAAAGCAAAGCAACTGAAGCCTGAAAAGATTTCAAAGGACCTATTTAAGTTCATTAGAAGCATTGAGAAGCAGATTTTGGATAAAAACAAAGAGCAGATCTACGAAAACAGCCAAGATATACACGGTCAAGCGATTGGATTCTATTCTTATGCTACGGAACAGATCACCAAAGGAAGGAAGAAAAAAGGAGAACCTTTCGATGGTAAAGATACTGGGGATTTGTTCAAACAAATGTACACGCAGGAAGTCTCTGGAGTAATTCGTTTTGGTTCAAAATCGCCACATTATGCCGATATCCTAAAGTCAAAAAGCTGGTTATCAAAAGATATTTTTGGACTTACAGATGAAAACTTAAACCAATTAATTGAAACAGAATTAAAGCCATTCATAATTGCTCATTACCGTAAAACATTAGAAATATGACTTACAAAACCCTCGAGACCACGCCATATAAAGTGATGCTAAAAATTATAAATGATCCGGTTTCAAATCTTCATTTGCTAACAAATGATGAAGCTCCTGATTTCGAAAAATTAGGCGGTATTTGGGTGTCTATTTTTGAAGAATTAATTGATTTGGATAATAGTAATGCTTCAGATGAAATACTGCAAATAGAGCGTGAAATTTCAGCTTTAAAATGCAAACATGACTTTATCCAGTTATCGATTTTGGCTTTAGAATTTGATTATGATCAGGAACTGGCTGATATGCTTCGAGGATACGGCTACACCATTACAAACGAAAATTACTATCCAGATTTAGATCGCGTAAGAAGAGAAAGTAAAGCCATACTAACTACAGTTAAGAAATACCAAAACAAACTCCCAAAACAAGAAGAATCAGGAGATTTTACCAAAGTAAATATTGATGAGGTACTGGCTTTTTATTGCACTGTTCTGGGAGGTCTTGATTTTGACTACAACACCGTAACCTATACCAAAGTAATGGCGTTGCAAAAACAAGTTTTTGAAAAAATTAAAGCAATCGAAGAAAATAACCAAAAAAATTAAACGATGGCAAATGGAGTAATAACAAGAAAAGACATAATTGAGGAACAAGCATTAACCATTGGTACTGAATACGCTAAAAATATGCAACCTGCTATTGAGGCCAATAAGCAATTAGTGGCTTCATTGAAGGAAATGGCTCCATTGATAAATGCTTTTAGAAAAACAGATAGTCAGCAGGCTTATATTGTATTAAAGCAACAAGAAAATTTAACTACTCTTGCAGCTATTAATGCAAACAAACTGCTTGAAGCTTCGGAAATCTCTCTCGAAAGAATAAAACAATCCAAATTAAAAACGGAAAAGGAAGATTTAACCGTTCAGGCTAAAATAGCATCAGCAAAACGCACTAATACAAAGCTTACTGTTGAAGAGCGTGTTCAAAATGAAGTTAGTAATCGTCTTTTAAAACAAGAGGCAAGAGAACGCTTAGGATTGGTTGGAACATATCAAAAACTAAACCGTGCCAGGACAGAAGCTCAAAAAAGACTAGCCGATCTTCTTTCTGCAGAAGTAAAAAATAATGCTGAGATAAAAGTGGCACAACGCGAGTATCAAGTGCTTGATGTCCGTGTAAAAGCAGTTGATGCTGCTACCAAAAATTATACTAAGAACATAGGTAATTACGGTTCCGCATTTGAAGGAGTAAATGGTAAGCTAAAGGAATTGATATCTACTTTCGGTCTACTTACCGGAGTAGCATTGTTTGGCACCATAATGAAAGACATTTTTGGTACCATTAAAGATTTCGATAAACAATTAATTGCTGTTGGGAAAACAACCAATATTTCAGGTGACGATTTAAAACAATTTGGGCGTGAAGTAGTTTCATTAGGAAGTGATTTAGAAGGTATTTCAATAGATGGTTTATTGCGCTCTGCTGAAGTTGCTGGAACACTGGGAGTAAAAGGAACGGATAATATTTTGAAGTTCTCTACTGCCATCGAGAAACTAAAATTGACCTCTGATATTATTTCAGATGAACAAGTACAAAACTTTGCAAAGTTCATTGAGGTTTCATCAGACAGTTTTGAAAACGCAGATAAATTAGCTTCAGTAATTACGGAACTAGGAAATAACATGGCCACTACTGAAGCGCAAGTATTAGGCAATGCTACTGAAATTCAAAAAGGGGTTGCTGTATATGCCACATCTGCTCAGGGTGTTTTAGGTTTAGGTGCGGCCACTTCTGCATTAGGTTCTGAGGCTGAAAGTTCAAGAAGTGCAATTCAATCTACTTTCAAAGTAATTAATGATGCAGTAGTAAAAGGCGAAAATTTAGAGAAGGTTTTAAAGCTGACTGGATTGACTCAAAAAGAATTGTCTGATCAATTCAATAAAGATGCCACTGGTGTATTCCAGAAATTCGTAAAAGGATTGAGCAACGCAAAAGATGAAGGTCAAAATTTATCATTAGTCTTAGAAGATTTAGGAATTACAGAAAAAAGAGCATTCACCGTGGTAGGTTCTTTGGCTGCGAATTATGGTGTACTTGAAAACGCGATGAATTTGGCTAATGCTGAATATGTAAATAATATTGCATTAAACAAAGAAGTTGAAGCAGCTTCACAAAGTATCGCATCAATTATTGGGGATATAAAAGACGAATTTGAAGCTTACGTTTTAGCCACAAATGACGCTAATTCGGGTACCGAAACAATTACCAAAACACTAAAGTATTTTAGAGATAACCTAAAAGACATTATCACTGGTTTTTTAAAATATGGATCCGTCATCTTTACTTATTTAGGTGTTCAAAAAGCTTTGAACTTTATAACCATAACCTACAATGCGCTCAAAATAGCTGGAGTTGCTGCTCAAATATCATTTACAACCGCTACTGGAATAGGAACTGTTGCAATGAAAGCTCAAGCACTAGCAGCTCGTGAAGCTACAATTGCTCAGGAGGGTTTGAATATAGCAACTAAAGCTACTCCCTGGGGCATAATATTAGCTTTTTTGACTGCTGTTGTAGTAGGATATATTGCTTTTAATGACGAATTAACTGAGAATGAAAAATTATTACTTAGAATCAATAATCAAACCAAAACGCTTCAAGAAACAGAAGCCAAATCAACATCTGATAGAAATAGTACTAATTCACAGAGATTTAAACATATTGAGCAAGAAATTGAATTAAGAAGGGCACAAGGAGAAAATGAAAAAAGTCTAGTTGAAGAAGAGATATCTAGAAAAAAAGAAGTAATTCAGGCTTCCCTCGATGTTTATAACGGTCTAAAAAAGCAAGAAATTGAACGCACCAGAAATCAAATTGAACAAAGCGAAATAAGAATTGTTCAATTGACAAAAGAAGGAATCATATTAGAGAAAAGCGGTTACAGAGTAAGCAAGCAAGGCCGTACCGGTGACGAAATAAGCACACTGGTAGATAGCGAAAAAGAAAAATTAAAAGTATCTAAAAACGCATTATTTCAAAACTCTAAAATCATTATTGAAGAGCAAAAACGGTTAAGTGGTTTATTGGGGGATTTAGATAAAGACAAAGCAGTCAAAGAAGCAAACGCACAACAGGAAGAAAATGAAAAAGCAAAAAGAGCTCGTGAAAAACGATTGAAGGAAGCTTATGATGCCGAGAAAAAAGCACAAGAAAACCTATTTAAGTTAAGCCAATTTCGTTTGCAAGTCGCAATTGATATGGATGAAGAAATATTTAAAAATGATAAAACTTCATTAGAGAATCGTATCGATGCATTATTTGATTACCAACAATTAGTTACAGCCAAAACTAAAGAAGCTGCTGAATACGAATTACAGCAATTAGGTACTTACAATGAGAAAACAGGAAAATTAGTTCGCGAGTTATCAAATAATGAGATCCAAATCCTATTGGATGAAGGAACTATAAAAAAGAAATTGACGTCGGAACAATTGCTTATCTTGGAGAAATACCAAAGCGAGCAAACCAAATTAAAACAAAAAGGAGTTGAAGAACGCCAGAAGATCATCGATAGCCAAGTGGATACGGTTATTATGGATTCTAATTCTAAAATTCAAGGTCAGGATACTGAATTAAGTCAGGCTTTGGAAGCAGAAAATATAAAGTTCAAAGCGATAACTGAAGGTCAAAACAATATTAAGGGTGCAACAGAAGAACATGAACGCGAAATATTAGCCATAAAAGAATCTTATGCTAAAAAAGCATTACAGGTTCAGGTAGATGCCATTCAAACGTTGTTAGATCAACAAGATGCTTTGCCTGAAGGAGAGCGTATCTCAGCCGATAAAAGAGCGAAGATTGAAAATGATTTAGCGAAGTACAAACTGCAGTTGTCTGAAATGGGTATAGCAGATTATACCGCAATGGCTGAGAGAAGAGTAGAGCTTGAAGCACAGGCGGTGGAAACAATAAAAGAACTTGCTACTGCCTTAAAAGATACTTTGGTTGATCTGACCAATACTATTTTTGACGCTAGAATTCAAAATATTGATAATGAAATTTCGGCTTCTAATGATTATTACGATCAACAAATGGAATTGGCTGGTAATGACGAAAGGCAAAAATCATTATTAGAAAAAGAAAGAGCCAAAAAGGAAAAGGAACTTCAGAAAGAAAAGCAAAAGGAAATAGTAAAACAGGCCATATTTAATAAGGTAATTGCGCTTGGGGAGATTGGCTTAAACTTGGCCAAGACAATAACTGCTTTGAATTTAGCAGCTGCAGAATTAGACGCGATCTCTTTTGGAATTGCCGGAACTCCATACCGTGCCATTCAGATTCCTTTAGCTATTGGATTAGCTGCTGCACAAGCTGCTGTTGTATTGGCCGCGCCAATTCCTAAATATAAAATGGGTCGTAAAGGTGGACCAGCTGAGGTTGCTGAAGTTGGTGACGGTGGAGTTCATGAAGTTATTTCCCGTCCTGATGGTTCTGGCGCCAGAATAACGCCTAACAAACCTACATTGACTTATTTACAACAGGATGATGTGGTCCACAAGTCGATGGCTGATTTTAATCAATACAAAAGAAATGCTATTATAAAAGGATTTTATAAGGAAAAAGAATTGGCAGGTAGCTTTCAAATGATTAATAATTCGAAGTCAAAAGACAATACAAAAGAATTATTAGAAATAAAAGAGGCCATCAAAAAACAAAAGACAAATGTACATATAACCAATAAAATTGACTTTGATCATCTAGATTATAGAAGGTCTAATATAAACTGGAGAAACTAATGGGAACAATCAATCACGGATATATCGACAGAGTTAAATATGAATTAGAGTGCAAAAAGTTAGGCAATTCAATCATTCCTACTGAGCCTATTGGCTGGAACAATGATGACAAAGAGTTTGCTAGAAATTCAGACTATGACGGTATCGTTTCTAAGTTTTCGAACTCCTTAAAATTCATAGGTGACGGTGCTGATTTTATTAACCTAGCTTTTGAGCTATATGATGTCATGGCCGAAATAAAACTAACCAAATACGAACGCCATCCCAGAACTGATAAATGGGTAAAAACCTATTGGGGTTACTTGGATTTAATGACTCGAAAAATGGAAGATAACCAACTTTCAGTTAAATTCAATTCAGGCGGTTTACAGGAAGATATCAAAGCAAGGGAAGATGAAAGCGTTGAAGTAGATCGCCTAACGACGATAGATGGTTCTGCT